TGGACTCGTTATCTGTCGTGGTATCCTCGGTGAAGAGTACTCTTCCTGATAGCTAAGCGATAGCTAAATTAAGCCCCCTCATTCTTTGAATGAGGGGGTTTTTTGTTTTAAGAACACTAATTACTTTAACTTGGATTATTCTCCTTTGGGTGAGGCCACTGCCCATAGAAAGATCTTATTCCGAGGTGGCTGGAGTAAAATCATTGAGTAAATCAAGTTATTGCAATAACAATTAAATAAGGAGAAATTATTATGGCAAAGAGATTAAGTAGAAAAAGATTATTTGCAATTAATGCAAAAGGCCAAGATTTAACATCCACAGCAGGCGGTGGTATTTCTGATAGCATCGGAAGTGCAAGCAGGCTTCGCAGTGGACAGGAAATTATTTCTGAGTTTACAATTGATTTAGCAAATGGCACTGCTGCTGCTAGTTCTTTTGCAACATCAGGCGTCCCTGGTCAAAGAACACATAAAATTATTGGTGTAAGCTCTTCATCTGGAACACACACCGTTGCTCAACTTCTTCAGGTTAATGGAACCGGCAGTGCCACTGATGGCAATGGTGTCATTACTAGCGGCGAGTTTATTTGTGTTGAGACACCAACTGGCGGTGAAGACAACATTGGTGTTTGGTATGCCAACAATGCTTCTGGCTCTGGCAATGACATGCTTGGCGGCGGAAACGAGTTGTTCCAAGCTGGCGTGCAAACCATCGGCAAGGATCTTGCAGTCACAGATATTGATACAGATATCAATGATAAATATATTTATCTTGTTTCCTCTGGTAGTACTGCTGCTGCTTACACTGCTGGCAAATTCATTCTTAGACTTTATGGTTATAATGTCTTTGCTGATGTTTCTTGAGGTATATAAATGAGTCGTAATTCACACAGGGCTTACAGAAAAGTGAAAGCCCGTGCTGCTAAAAAAAATAAAACAGAAGCTGTTGTTGAAGAAAAGAAGGTTGTAAAGAAAGCAGCACCAACCAAAAAAAGAACAACAAGAACTAGAACAACTAGAACAAAAAAAGCAGCATCTAAAAGCGAATAATATATAAGCTTTGACTCCCCGCCCCATGGCGGGGAGTTTTGTTTTGTAATATACTATTTACTGACAAAGGGAACCTTTATTATGCCAACAAGAGAAATAACTCCAGCCTCAGAAACTAGTACTGTTATCCTTACATCAACAGGTTCAGCAGATTTAGTTGCTACAGCCGTCCCGTTTGGTGTTTATACTGGCTCCGTTGATTTTCTTAGTGGTGCTGCATTACAAGTTGCTTATGTGTTTAAAAAGCTCGGTGGCGATGTAGTTGATATTGAATTAACACCAGCAAATGTTTATTCGGCTTACGAAGAAGCTGTATTAGAATATTCTTACATCATTAACTTACATCAAAGTCAAAATGTTATGTCTGATTTTCTTGGCATGACAACTGGTACATTTAATCATAATGGTGAGATAAAAACTGGACCATCAAATGTTAATCTTAAATATCCCCGTTTTCAGTTTGCCTATGCTCGTCGTGTTGGTGATGCTGTTGCAACTGCTGCAGGCTTCGGCGGGACAACACCTATCTATTCTGGTTCTTTTAAGACTATTAGTGGTGAACAAGATTATGATTTACAAACCATTTTGTCTTCTTCTTCGGCAACTGGCACAAATGATGCTGGTGGTGCTGTCCCTTTTGCTGATAAAATAGGCAACAAAAGAGTAATCATAACAAGAGTGTATTATAGATCTCCAAGAGCAATGTGGAGGTTTTATGGTTATTATGGTGGAATTAGTGTTGTTGGGAATTATTCCACATATGGTCAATACTCTGATGATTCTACTTTTGAAATAGTACCAACATGGCAAAATAAATTACAAGCTATTATGTATGAAGATTCAATTTATACCAGAACTTCTCACTATTCTTACGAAATAAAAGACAACAAATTAAGATTATTCCCTAAGCCTGATCAATACGGCTTTGGTGATGCAGATAGTGATCGTGTATGGGTTGAGTTCTATGTTGACCAGGGTGATGCTTGGGAGCAAAATGATAGATATGATGATGGCGTGAATGGTATTAACAATATGAACACTTTGCCATTCGATAATATTCCATATGAAAATATTAACGCCATTGGAAAACAATGGATTAGAAATTATGCGCTCGCTCTTTGTAAAGAAATGCTTGGTCAAATTCGTGGTAAATTTACCAACATGCCAATCCCTGGTGAAACTGTAACCCTTAATCATTCAGAGTTATTATCTCAAGCAAAGGCAGAGCAAGATGCACTTAAATCACAATTAATGGAAATGCTTGATAAGATGAAATATATTGATCTTGCCAAGAATGACCAAGAAATTACAGATGCTGCCGCTGCTGCTTTAAAAAATTCACCTCTACCAATCTTCGTAGGATAATTTTTGAATGGCTGACAATAAATGGTCTAGACCCGCTGCACCCCCTCCTCCGCTCTTCTTTGGAAAGAAGGAGCGCGACTTAGTAAAGCAAGTAAATGATGAGCTTATTGAGAAGGTAATTGGTCAACAAATTCTTTATTATCCTATTGATTTGGAGACAACGCGCTTTCATGATTTATATGGTGAGGCAATTGAAAAAACTTTTTTGCCCCCTGTAAGAGTCTATGCTCTTGTTGAGTTTACAAGCTTTTCTACAAAATATATGGAGGGTGTTGGTGTTGATGCAGAGTCAGAAATAGAAGTTCATTTTCACAAGCGTCGCCTAGAGGAAGATCAAGATCTTTTTGTTCGTGAGGGGGACTTTGTTCAGTATGGTAACAAATATTATGAAATTGTTACTCTAAGCAAACCTAAGAATTTATTCGGACAAGTAGAGCATTCTTTTGAAATTGCTGCTAAATGTCGTAAAGCAAGAAAGGGGCTTTTTGATGCCACATAAAATTAATTTTGATTTTGCACAAATCCCTGCCGGCACTAATTTAAAGCTTAGTGAAATTGGTATGCTAGCCTCCACTATAGAAGATATTGATGCTTCTGTGTTAGAATGGCTAAAGGAAGACTTAGAGTTAAGCGCAACAACAAATGAAGGCTGGAAGCCTGTTCCTATTTTCTGGCAGACTCCAGAAAGAGCATTTCAAGTTAAAAACAATAGAGACCTAAGAGATGATGCTGGTTCTATTATTCTTCCTGTTGTTAGCGTTGAGAGAACAGGGATTACAAAAGATCCAAATAGAAAAGGTGGCTTTCAAGCTCAAGTTTACTCCGATAAAGAAAATGGCAGAACTGGAAGAATGGTGCTCGCTAAAAAAATCGTTCAAGATAAAACTAGAAATTTTGCAACCGTTGGAAACCTCAGAAGAGGATTGAAGACTGGCGGAAGCACACAGCTTTATTATCCAAGAGAAAATAAGAAAATTGTTATAAAAACATTAAGTATACCAATACCTGTTTATATTAACTTAGATTATAAGATTTCATTAACAACCGAGTATCAACAACAAATGAATGAATTGCTTGCTCCATTTATGACAAGAACAGGACAAATTAATTCTTTTGTTCTTAGAAGAAATGGTCATTTATATGAAGTTTTCATTGATCAAAATTTTACACATAACAATAATATTGCTACTCTTAACGAAGACTTGAGAATTTTTAAGACTGTAATTACTTTTAAAGTTTTGGGTTATCTAATTGGTGAAGGTGAAAATGACGATAGACCAATCGTCAGAGTTGATGAGAATATCGTTGAAATATCATATCCTAGAGAATCCACCATGGTAAAAGATGCTGAGGGTTTTTATACCCTAACCTCTTAAACCCTTTGTCTTTTTACATTCGGTTAAAGACTTTTGAAATACGAAATACTATTTAAAGTATGGTTGTGGCACACATTAATCATCATTTAATGAGAGGAACTAAATAATGTCAGTAAATAAGTTTAAATTTGTATCGCCTGGGGTGTTTATTGAAGAGATCGATAACTCTTTTATTCCGCGTACTCCTGATGCAATCGGTCCTGTTGTGGTAGGTAGAGCCTCCAGAGGTCCTGCCATGTTGCCTATCAAAGTTGAGTCTTATTCAGATTTTGTTGAAACTTTTGGAGATACAGTCCCAGGTTTTGCTGGTGGCGATGTATCGCGTGACGGGAACATGCAGTCTCCAATCTATGGTACTTATGCTGCCAAAGCTTTTTTGCGTTCAAATGTAGCTCCTCTTACTTATGTTCGCCTCTTGGGTCAGCAATCTGCAGACAATGATGGAACTGATGCCGCAAGAGCCGGATGGAAAACATCCAACTCTCCAGTTCGTGGTGCTACTGAGGGTGGCGCTTTTGGTCTTTTTGTTGCAGATGGTGATGCTAGTAGTGATGGACTTTTTACTGGTAGTGCGAGAGGCTTCCACTTAGGCGCTGTCATTTACATGAATTCTGGTTCTTTGCAGCTTTCCGGAACAATCGCCGGCACTTCCTCATATGGTGTTCAAGCTAGCTCAACTATTGTTAAGAGTGATGCTAATGGCAACTTTAATTTGGTTGTTAATGGTGGTGGCTCTGTTGTTGAGACAAAGAAATTCACAGTTAATTTTAATGATGATTCAGCGGACTTCATTCGTAAGCGCCTGAACACCAACCCACAAAGAACATCAACCCCAGGGACCTTTTTCCCTACTGGTTCTTATGAAAACTATTGGCTTGGTGAGAGCTTTGAACAGTATTTGCGTGGTAAAACTTTAACATCCGGACAGTTGGTCGGTGTTATTGCTGGTATTGCTTCTGGAAGTACCAAAACTGTTGGACCACATCAAATGAAAGGACAGCCATCCCAGGAAGCTATTGCTGGATGGTTTATCGGACAAGATCTTGGTGATAGTTCTAATTTCAACCCAGAGAATGCATCGAAGCTTTTCCGCCTTATTGGTCGTGGCCACGGCGAGTGGCTACATAAGAATGTCAAAGTCTCGATTGAGAAAATTAGACAGTCTAATAGTAATTCAACACAGTATGGCTCATTCTCTGTTGTTTTAAGAAGCATCAATGATACCGATGTTAATACACAGGTGTTGGAGAGGTTTGATAATTGTAACCTTGATCCATCTTCTCCAGATTTTGTCGCCAGAAAGATTGGTGATAAATATTACAAGTGGAATGAGACAGAGCGTAGATTAAGAGAGTATGGCGAGTACGATAATAACTCTAGATATGTTCGCGTCGAAGTTGATGAGGATATTGAGGCTGGTGTTGCAGGAAAGGAAACATTAGTTCCATTTGGTTACTTTGGTCCACCAAAATTCAGAGATATGGGAGAAACTTCAGGCTTATATGTTGGTCCTACCTTAACTCATAGATTCTTAGTTGTTGGTAACACCCTTCCAGGTCGTGTTACTACTGGTCCAGCCGTCTCCTCATCTTTTGATGTTGGCGCAGCCTCTGGTAGTTTTTTCTTCCCTAAAGACACATTGAGAACTTCTGCCACAGACAACGGCATCTCTGACCAGACAAAAGCATATTTTGGCTTTAGTAACTATAGATCTACTACATCCACAAGAAGTGATAGAAGTGTTGCTGATGCACACCGTTTACTTTATATCGACTTAGGACAGGCTGATAATGTTCCTGTTGATACCACTGCTGATACTTACAATGCTGCTACTACTTCTGCCATTGAAGGCTTTTCTTATGTGTTTACTTTAGACGATGTAAGTGGTTCTGGTGCTAGTAATCCAGTTTATACATATGTGTCTGGCTCCAGGCAACTTGGCACCAGCACTAGTGCAAGATCTGGTAATACTTATGAGACATTACTCAATAGTGAAATTAATCAGTTTACTGCTCCTTTCTGGGGTGGTTTTGACGGTGTTGACATTTCCAAGCCGGATCCATTTAGAAACCTTGAGATGAGTGGCACTCCAACAAATGAAAACAACTATGTGTTCTATACATTCAAGAGAGCTATTGATACTGTCGCTGACCCAGAGATGATTGATATGAACCTCTTGGCTGTTCCAGGATTAACAAATGATAATCTTACAGGACACATGATTGATGTTTGCGAGGAGCGCGCTGATGCATTGGCTCTTATTGATTTGTCTAATGTGTATATTCCTCCACACGAGCGTTACTATTCTGATAAGTCTAGCAGAATTCCTGCTAATCCAACCCAGAGAGCTAACGATCTCAAGGACCGCAGAATCGACTCCAGTTATGGTGCGACTTACTACCCTTGGGTGCAGACTCGTGATGCAAACACAGGACAGCTTGTTTGGATTCCGCCTACAGTCGCTATCATGGGCGTCTTAGGCTCTTCCGAGCGTCAGTCTGAGGTTTGGTTTGCCCCTGCAGGATTCAACAGAGGTGGATTAACACAGGGTGCTGCTGGTATTCCAGTGACAAATGTTACCGAGCGTTTAACATCTAAGGATCGCGATAGATTATATGAGAGCAGAATCAATCCAATTGCTTCTTTCCCATCTAGCGGCATCGTGGTGTTTGGACAGAAGACACTTCAAGAGCGTCAGTCTGCACTCGACAGAATCAATGTTCGTCGTCTTGTTATCTTCCTTAAGAAGCAGATTTCCATTCTCTCTACACAGATTCTCTTTGAGCAGAATGTTGAGGCTACTTGGACTCGCTTCAAGGGATTAGTCGAGCCTTTCTTAGCTAATGTTAAGACAAGATTCGGAATTACAGAGTATCGTTTAGTGCTTGATAATAGCACAACAACACCAGATTTGGTTGACCAAAATGTTCTTTACGCAAAGATTATGATTAAGCCTGCGCGTGCAATTGAATATATCGCCATTGACTTTGTTGTTATGAACACTGGTGCTTCTTTCGACGATTAATAAAACAATAAGTGAGGGTGAAATCCCCTCACAAATACTATTTAAGTATAGAACAATTTATAGGAGTTCACAAAATGGCATTTTGGGGTGCAGATCATAGCGAAAAATCTACAATTAATGATCCAAAAAGAAAGTTTAGGTTTATTGTACAAATTGAGGGTCTTGATGATGGTGACGGTACTGTTATCTGGTATGCCAAGTCTGCTACAAAGCCTTCTTTTAAAATTAACGCAGCAGAGCATAAATACTTAAATCATACTTTTTATTTTCCTGGTAATGTCACTTGGGGAGATGTTTCAATTGATTTTGTTGATCCACAGAGCCCAGATGCTTCTAGATTGTTTGCTCAGCTTATTGAAGATAGCGGTTATAGAGTTCCAGCAAACTCAAATCAGCTTTCCACAATTTCAAAAGCCACATTGGGCTCAAGACTTGGTAGCGTTACCGTTAAACAATTAAACGCTAGTGGTGCTGAGATTGAAGCCTGGACCCTTTGGAACCCAGTGGTTATTAATGTTGAGTGGGGGCAGTTGTCTTATGGTGAGGATGCCTTGGTTGACCTTAAGATGGATTTCAAATATGATTGGGCTACATTAGCTTCGGGCACAACTTCTGACGATTCTGATTCTGTTGGAGAGACAGTGAATATCTTCTCCCCTGGAACAGCATAAACAAAAATAATAAATGACATAGAGGTGTATATTGTCTAGAAATAAAGACCGTCTGGGAGGCGGTCCACACAGTAATAATTCACAAACTCCCGCACCTTTAACTCAAAACAACGACTCGGATGGCTTTTCTTTTGTCTTGCCAACTGAGTTTGTTGAGTTGCCCTCTGGAGGAAGATATTATCCAGAGAACCACCCATTGCACAATCAAGAGACGATTGAAATTAAGCATATGACTGCGAAGGAAGAGGATATCTTAACTTCTAGGGCTTTACTTAAGAAAGGCGTTGCTGTTGATAGGCTACTACAGAGTATTATTTTAAATAAACAAATTGATCCAAAAGGTTTGTTGGTTGGCGATAGAAATGCAATAATGATTGCATCAAGAATCTCTGGCTATGGCTCTGAGTACACAACAAAAATTGAATGCCCTGCTTGTGGAACATCACAAAGTTATGAATTCGATCTTCACGATCTTGAACCATATGAGGGTTTTGGTATTGACAATGAAAGCGATGTTGTTAACAATAACGATGGAACTTTTACAACCACATTGCCAAGAACAAAACTAGAAATCACCTTTAGGCTTCTTACTGGCTTTGATGAGGCTAAATTAACGAAGCTTGCTGAAACAGCTAGAAAGGCAAAACGAGAAGAAAATGCTATTTCCACGCAGTTAAAGCATTTGATTGTCGCTGTTAATGGTGATGATTCAAGAAAAGCTGTTAATTACATTGCCGAGAATATGCCATCTTCAGATTCTAGAAGACTAAGATTCTTATTTTCTCTTGCCTCTCCTACTATAGATATGACCCAGCATTTTGAATGCAGTGCTTGTGACCATGAGCAAGAACTGGAGGTGCCACTCACGGCGGACTTTTTTTGGCCTGACCGATGAGTATATGGAGAACATTTATGAGCAGTTCTTCTTTTTAAAATATTCTGGTGGATGGTCTTTTTCGGAAGCGTATAATTTACCAATTGGTTTAAGAAAATGGTTTGTTGAGAGACTAATTAAACAATTGGAGAGAGAAGCGGAAGAAATGGAAAAGGCTTCTAAAGGTGGTGGAGGACAAACTTTATCTGCTAATAACCAACCTCCTCCTCCTTCTAAATTTGGAGGCTAATTATAAAAGACAAGGGACGCCTTGTCTTTTTTCTTTTTAAACTATTTATTTTAGGTTAGTAGAAGGGCTTATCTATGGCAACTACAGAAGAATTAAGGCGGTTAAATGCACAAAAAGATGCCTTAGAGGAAATAAACAATGTTCTTGAAGAACAAGAGCGCTTATTGGCAGCCGCAGAAGCTGCTGGAAAGAGTGGTTTTGAGATCACACAAAGAAAGCTTGAGATCCAGAGACTTGAAAACGAGGTCCAAACTGAGGGTCTTGATTTAGCTCAACAATCACTACTTATTTTAAATGATACAGAGCGCGCTACTCTTGCCAGAGGGACTAAACTTGAAGAAATACTTAATCAACAAAGACAAGATCTGGAGAATGTAGCTAAACAGTTAGCCCTCGAAGAAAGAAGAGCAGAAATTCTTGCAGACATAAGAGATGAATTAAGGACGCACACTGCTTTAGTCGGGCAGGCTGCAGATTTAGGAATAAAAATCAACGCTGAATTTAAAGTTGCTTTTGAAAGCACTGACATGTTCTTTAAACAGATGGCTAGAGGTTTAGATAATTTCTCAGAGGGCGCTGTTAGTGGTTTTAAGATATTCGGCACTCAAATTGAGGGTGTGTTAAGCACGACTACTAGATTATTTAAAGAAATGGAAACAGCAGCCGAAGGTTTTAATCAAGAATTTAGATTCGGACAAGCAGCGACTGCTAATGTCAAAGTTTTAAGTACTGAAATGTTTAAGTTTGGCAGAACTTCTAACGATGTCTTCAAAACGCAAGGTCTTTTAAATAGAGAATTTACTGACTTTGTTATGTTAAGTCAGCAGCAACAAAAATCATTGGCTCGTTCAGCAAACTTAGCAGCACAATTAGGTGTCAAAGAGTCAGATTACGCTAAAATCTTACAAGCAAATACTAAATTGTTTAATGTATCAACACAAGAACAAGGTCTCCGTATGAGAGAGTTTGCTGCAAATGCACAGTCTTTAAGAATGTCCCAGACAGAATACTTTGGAACACTGGCAACAATGTCAAGAGATCTTGCAAAGTTTGGCGACTTAGCCGATGATGTTTTTAAAGATTTACAACATACTTTTCGTGTAACTGGTATTGAAGCTGAAAGGCTTATACAAATCACAAACGAGTTTGATACATTTGAAGGCGCCGCAAAGCAAGCAGGTAAGTTAAACGCCGCATTGGGCGGAAATTTTGTTAATGCTATGGAACTTATGATGGCGCAAGAGCCCGCAGAAAGATTCAACATTATCAGAGATGCTATTGTAAACACAGGCACAAGCTTCCAAGATATGAGTTATTATCAAAGGCTTTTCCTTGCAGAATCTTTAGGGCTAAAAGATACTGCTGAATTAGGTGAATTAATGTCTGGCAATATGGATATGTTTTCTAATTCTTCAAAAGCTAGCGCAGAAGCACTAGAACAACAAGAAAAAGCTGCTCAACTATCATTAAGTGTTATGAGTCAACTTAATGCTATTCTAGCAAATAACTCAGCATTTTTTGTTACATTAGCATCTAATATTGCCGTAGTCACCCAATTTCTAATTGATAATTCTTTTATAGTTAAAGGGGTTATAACCATTATGGTATTTTATAAAACCGCAATGGCGACTGCAACACTTGCAACAACTCTTTTTGGTGTTGCTACAGGTAAATCAATGCTTCTAACTCTTGGTCTTGTTGGTGTAATACTTCTTTTAGTGTTTGCATTTCAAGATCTTATTCGAGACGGACTTTTAATGCGTTCGCCTTCCCGCCTGGTTTTGGCTTTGATTGGCTTTGGTAATGCCATGGGCGCTCTAAACACAGCTATTGTAAAAGCTTTACCATCAATAGCTATTGTAACAACCGCTTTTGGTGCTGTTGCTGCTAGTATCTTCTTTGTTGGAGAAGGAATGAGTATGACTTTAGAGGGAGCCACAGGTTTGGTTAGCGCTTTCTCTGATTTGGGTGATTCTGCTTCCTCGGCAGCTTTAGGGTTAGGCATTTTAATGACCCCGTTTGTTGCATTTATGGCTCTTATAGCCGGCTTAACGGCTACTGGTGTTGGTCCTACCGCTGTTCTTACAATTATAGGGCTAGGCGTAGGATTTTTAGCTCTTGGTTATGGAATAAACCTTGCAACAGAAAACATGGCACCACTTTTAGAGTCATTGGCATTAATGCTTTCATCTTTGACTCCTGCGGTGGCTGCATTGTCTTTGATGCCATCTTTGTTTGCTGCCATAGCTCTTTCGATGGCTTTGCTTCCAATTGGTAGAACTATGGCTTTTAGTAGAATGACAACTTCTTTAGCAGAATTAACAAAAATGCCTGAAAGTTTGAGCTTGGTCGCAGATCAAATTGAAAGAATAGCAGATGCAATAGATCAAATACCTGTTACAAAAGCTATTGCTATTCAGACTATGGTTGATGCAACAGTAGCCGGCGCTACGGCTGCTCCTGCCGTTACACCTGCAACATTTGGTGGTGGCGGTGAAGCTACAACAACAAAACAAGAAATAAGTTTAAATATTGATGGAGACACATTTGCTTCTGTGGTACTAGATATTGTAGGGAACGCAGTGCGAAATATCCGCCAGCAAAAAGCCTAAAAGGTAATCTAATATGGGATTAGAATTTAATTACAATAAATATAGTGAGCAAGAAGCAGTATTAACTGATGGTTCTGATGCATTAGCAAATGCTGGATTTACAATTGGCTTTAAACATATGCCAAGTGGCAAAGAAGTTTATCTTAAAGCATATCTTAAAGAATATCAAGACAATTTTAAAAGCAATTGGGAAAATGAGGCTGTGTATGGTAGAGCAGATGGCATATATATGTTTAAAAACACCACTAGACAACTTACATTGGGCATCACAATACCAGCCTTTAGTGAAGGGGAGGCTTATGAAAATTTAGCAAAGGTTCAACTTCTAACTCAATTTTTATATCCTGCTTATGTTAATCCTTATGGAGCAGAGACAATTGGTCAGTCTCCATTGATGAGATTAAAAGTTATGAATATGTTACAAAAAAACAAAACAGGCGCACCCGATCAGACTACAAGTGCAAAAGAGCTTTTTAATTTATTTAAATCATCAGGCAACTCTCCAGGTGCTGATAATGGACTCTTGGGCTTTATAAGCGACTTGTCAATCAACCATCATTTGGATGACGAAAAGATCGGTGTCATGGAAATTGGTAAAGATAACGGAAGCAATCTTGGTTCAGCAGGCACCATTCTTCCAAAGATTATTGATATTTCTTTTGGCTTTACACCTGTTCATGAAACCCCGCTTGGCTGGTCAAAAGACGAAAGCGGTAATGTTAATTTTGCAACTCCAAACTTCCCATATAACGCACCACTTGAAGATTCATTAGATGAAATTACCTTTGGTGATGAGCCTTACAATAATGTAGATGATATACAGTTTCAAGATGTGCCGGAGGAGCAATTAGCCCAGCAAGAGTCAACTTTCGACGCTACAGAAGTTTTTACTCAAAAGCTTGGTGGTGATACTACTGATATTACAAGCTTGGGTATTTACGAGGGCGAGTTACCTGATTTAAGCGGAGTAATCTACTCATCGACTGATGCCTTTGATGCTCCGGCATCTTATTTGCAGACCATAGAAAATATACCCACAAATAGTATTTTAACTGATTCTTTAACAGCGGGGATTGGTGCTGGTCCAGAACGAATTCGTTCCGGACTTAGTGCTGCTCGGAGCACTGGCAGGCTTTTTGGGGCAATTGATAGGATATAATTATGGCATCCAGATATGTAAATGCAAGAGTGGTCTTTAATGATTCTGAATATTACAGCCCGCTTCGTGATAAAAGAAATGTTGATGGAATTGTGCAATATTCAACAATACCTTTAGCAAATCCAACACCGCTTGACAGAGCTAGAATATTAAGCACAACTCATATATGGAAATATGGAGATAGGCTTTATAATTTAGCTGATAAGTTCTATGGCGATCATAGATACTGGTGGGTTATCGCTTGGTGGAACTCATATCCAACAGAAGCTTCAATCGCAAATGGAGTAACATTGGTTATTCCTATTAACATTGAAGAAGCTTTGAATGTGTTAGGGGTATAAAGTATGGCTAGGAAAGGGATAGGCGGCTATGGCAATGCATCTGATTATACAACAGCATACAATGCATTAGATAAACGAAGAAGTCAATTTGGTGAGTCTAACACTCCTAGTAAAGCTCACACTGCCACCGCCGGTGGCAAGGCCGTCCGTGCCTTCGGTGGTGGCCCTCTCTCCGTAATCTCAACGGCAGCGACGGTTGCGGGTCAGAGGGCTGGACAGTCCCAGACCATCGTAGGCACACAAAGAAGACCGGGATCCGATGATGTTATAGCAAAAACTCTAGAAAATGGCTTAAAAGCTTACTTTGAGAATGATCTAGACATAGAACAAAAATTAATTGAATACAGTAATAGTCAAGATGGATTAGAGGCTGAGGATAAGTATGATGGTGATTTTTTAGAGTGGTTTTATGGAGACTCTGAAGGCGCTCAATTTATTAGAGCAATGACTTACGATAATATTGTTAACAAGCTTGAGCCAGATGCGATGTTTAATGGATGCAGCACTGATGTTTTGTTTGCGACACAAGGGACCACCAGAGACCAAGCACTTATAGACATTTATGGTGCCGTCACATTTAATGGCTTCTCTGAGGCAAAAAAACAAAGAGAAGCAGATACTTTATTAGCAGGCGCGCCATATAATTTTAGTCCCCCAACAATTGCTGCTGGCAAAACTGCTAATGGCGATGGCACATCAACTCTTATTCAAGAAAACCCAGCGTTAGTGGGCTGTAATTTTAATCCTTGCTCCACTAGTAATTTTACTACTGATGGCATGGAGTGTGTTATTCAGAAACTTGGCTCTTTAGAAGCAAGGAATGCTTTTTTAGCACTTTTGGTAGCACAAAAAGCTGGAAAAGATATCCGTTCTGCAGCAAACATTTTGGTAGACATAAAAGCTGGTAAGGTGCCTACTGGTGTGGATGTTAATTTTCTTAGAAAAACCTTAGATGATTTAAACAAAGCTAATCCTTATATTTCTGCTCAGACTGTTAGTTTTAAAGAACAATGTTTTCTTTTAACACACATACAGACATTTGTTGCATTAAAAAATCTAATAGAAGAGCAAGCAGCTAATAATAATACCGCTCCATTTGAAAAATATTTGGCTAGTTTGGTTAGAAAAGATTTACCAGAAATCAACTCAAGAGGTGCAAGGGGCAATAGAAGTTTGTTAGTTCACGGAGATCCCTTTGGTTTTATCAATAAACTAACACAGGCACCCACGAAAGAATATTTTTTTAGAATTAACGAGCACGAGCTTTCAACATTTCAGCCAATGATAAACCTATATAAAGTTCAGACAACCGAAGAAGGTGAAGAATATCAGGTATTGATGAGTTTTAATTCTTATTATGGAAAATCTGATAGGCTTGGTATTAATCATTTATCTACTAGAGGGCATGGTGTTGGTATTGAAAGCTTTTCTTTCAAATATGAAGCAACAAACTTTTATTCATTAAAAAAAGCTATATCCGCAAAACTTGTTATATTTGCTAATAGTTTTAGTGAACTTCTAGAAGAAAGAGATGGCTATATTGTTGAAACAGGAGAAACAAAACCAGCGGCGTATAAATACGCAGACTTAGCCTTAAAAACTGGCAATGAAAAAGCCTTTAGAAAATTAAAAATTAATCCAAAACAGCGAGATGTTGTTTTGCAAAATTTAGAAAAACTAGACTTTAGACTTAAAGTTGTTGTTGGTTATGCTAATCCAGCAAGATCCGGCTTAGTTGAACACATTAGCACCAATGCACAGAACGCCGTATATAACTCTTTTATAACATTAAATTTAACACCTACAATACACGATTTTGATGTTGATGATTTGGGTCGTGTAAAATTTACTATTAATTATCTTGCTTATGTTGATGAACATTTTGACCAACCACATTATAATATTTTTACCGATATAGATGCAACAAAATCACAGATTGTAAGAACATCAACATTAGCAGCGTTGAATGAAAAGTGTTCATCTGGAATTTCTGAGATCTTGAATACTAATGAGGCCAAGGCTAAGATCGAAGAAGAAAAAGCTTTAAACTTACAGTCTATCATAAAATCATTATTGAATAAGGATAGAATTAGATATCTTGGTATACCCATTAACGAGTTGAACAGATATCGTTCCGGAGGACCTTTAGAAAAAATTGACAATAGTTTATTACAACAATTCTATACAACATTACAAGCTCAGGCTGCTCGTGGTCTTACTAATGCAGGAAAAGTCAATTCTGGTTTAAATGATGATACAAAAGTATTTGTTAACGATAGAGGAGAGATTAATTCTGCAGCATCCACAGTTTCTGATGCTGATTTACAACAATATATGAGTGCGCGTCCTTTAAATCCAATTGAAAATATTACATTTTTCTGGGTTTCTGATTTGGTGGACTCAATTTTGGCTGATATGGGTAACTTAATGGAAACAATGCCCGGCGAGCTAGCTGCTGAAATTGCCGCCCTTGCAGCTAAGACTAGTGGCTTATCTAGTGGTGATTTAGCTTTAACTCAGGTTATTACATCAAAAATAAGAGAATACAATATACTAAGAGATAACTTTAAAAGACTAAGAGTTGTGCTTGGTCCAGTTGAGCTAGTAAACACTAATGAAGAAGGAAAAATCATCAGATCTTTCTTCACTAGTTTTGGAGACATACCAATTTCTGTAAAATATTTTATGGAGTGGATGACTAACAAAGTTTTAAAAACACAAAGACAAACATATTCTCTTTCTGCTTTTTTAAGTGATTTTTTCAACAGTTTTGTGAAAGATTTTTTAAATAGAGATACTTGTTATGGAAATGCAGTTCAGCAAAAGACATTTGTCGGTAATGCTGTGATTAGCGCTTATAACAAAAGCAACACTCCTTTTTTGGATGATATTCAGGCAAACTTAAATCCATATAGAAGATTAGATATTACCTACGCCCAAGCACCTGTATTATCAGTTATGGGAAATCGCGACGATCCGAGGTCTGTCGCTAGTTTAGATAGTGAAACTAATTATCTTGTTTTTTATGCAGGTAGGGTTATGCCGGCGGAAAAAAAAGGAGGCATTTTATCTCAAGATGTGCAAAATGGAATTTTTCACTATGGACTAGGCGAAAAGAAAGGTTTTGTAAAAAAGATTTCACTTGAAAAAACAACAACGCCTTATTTAGCAGAGTTAAGATACACACAAGAGGGATTTGATGGCTTACAGCAGCTATTAGTTCTTTATGATGCCAATATTGAAACCTTCTTTGATCCAACTGCATTTCCAGGAACATATATATTCGTGGAGCCCAGAAGTTTTGATCCTGGTTTAACCTACGATATTACAAAACTAGGTATTGGTGGTTATTTTATGATTACCGAAGCAGAGCATATGTTAAAAGCTGGCAAGGCACACACAAAGTTCAGTGCTAAATGGACCGATCAAGTGTCAAAAGAGGCGGGAGAAGCAGCAGGACTGCAAGGCTCAGAAGACAGCCAATGTCCAGCAGTCCAAAATGAAAGAGTTGAGGGCTTGGATTATCAACAAATGTTAAATAAAGCAAAATCTACTCCTGGTGTTGGGAACTTGGTTACTTTGTTGGGCACAAATACAACTGCTACAACACCATACGGTAAAAAAATATATGGTGGACTCGAAAAAGGCGGTTTAGATAACGAAGTTCCAGATTTTAACTTTGACACTATAAGGAAGTTCCTTCCTTAAGGAATTTATATATCAATGAGTGGCTTTTTTGCAAGAAACAACAAAGAATCATCAATATTGCTCTTCAACAAGAGAGCATACTACAGGCAATATATTAGCTCTGATGATTTATCTCTGACTGATTTTAGTTTTGAAAGATATTTTTATGGTCGTGTTGATCGATTGTTTGTTCCAATGTTTATAAAGCCATCCAGAGGGGGTAATGATTTTAAGAACTTTAATAGGGTTGTAACACAGCAAACAGGTATCCAGGCTATAAATTTTGTTGTTGATGCTTTTAATGATATGGCAACTCAATTTCAAAAAGCTACCAAGTTTGGTGCTATTAGCACTTCAGAAAAATACCTAAGTAATTTAAGAGTATATAAAGCATATGAAAATCCAATTTTAAGATATCAAAATTATATGCAGTCTTACATGTCATCAGTAAAAAACAATGTAAAGCAAAGCACAACCCGCAAGATTGAGAACTTTGATGATTTAAAAACATTATTGATTGAAACAAATGCAGATTCGTCAACTGACGCACCTTTTACATTTACTGGTTTTATGAAAAACAAAAGAACACCAATGAATGTTTCTGGTTTGGTAGTTGAAATTGCACCATCAGATAAATCAAGCGATGAATTAAAAGTAGCTTTTTTTGCTAGTAGCGCTAATTGGAAATATTATTTAAAAATAGCAGAAGAGTTTGGTTTTATGGTCGATATTGATGCACCGTGGCGATTAGTGGCTGATATCGGTTCGCCAAATATGTTAAAATATGCCGCTGCTTATGGGGCAGACACCACCGATTCAGTCATAACTAAATATTATACCAGTTGTCACACATGGAGCATGGTCAATTTTTCAAAGCAAATGTACAGTCTTTATAATTATGTAAAGCCTATTAATTTACAATACATTGATGAAAACAATGGCACATATACAACAAAAATAATAACACCAACAAATTACAACAATCAAGTAGTTTTTGATGAATTTTTTAATCGTGAATACATGCTGAAATTATATTGTGAACTTAGATTTTTAGAAGATGAAAACCACATAAGAGACTTTGAGCAAGTATTAATAATCGATGATGTATTAGAGGTGGCAAAATCTAGAGGCATTAATAGTGCGATGAGACAATTTGAATTATTTTTAAATAAGCCGTATGATTACAGCGGTTCTTTAAAAAATTATAAAATACATAGAAAAATACTTGAAACCAGTGGTGGTTCTATGGAGGATTATTTATTAAATGATGACTTGCAATTAACAAGAAATTCTGATACAATAAAGGTAGTCACAGGCACACCAGGACTCAGCACTGATTTGTCTGTAGCCATAGAATTACCAACAGCAACACAAAGTGCAGCCACTGTTACACCAACAACTACTTCTACAACAACAGCTACAACAACATCAGCAGCACCTGCGTCATCAGGAACAACTACGGGGTATTAATTGTATTTTCAAACACTTGACGACAAAACAGAATGCGTTGGAGTTTATGTTAACGGAAAACTTAACTTTGACCATATACCAGACAATTTAACAAGAACATGGAGATACACAGGCTCTGTAAAAGATGAAAACATAGAGTATGCTTGGCTCTACGCCAATGGTGTGGATTTAGGGAGTGCCTGCCCAGAGCATTTGTCTGAACGACTCGACAAAGCACAACGAAAGTTTCGCGCTTTCTTAAAGACATTTGAGATTGGTAAGATTAACATGCGTGAGCATTGTTTC